CGGCAGTCTCGTCCGCTGATACTTGACCAGCTCCAATCAATAGAGCTGTAGCAAGTGCGAGCGTGCCACAAAGCCCAAAAGCTTTAGTTTTTACGTAAGATGGTTTTGCAATTGTTTGTGAAATCATGGTATAATCTCCTTATAGATGTTATTTCTTGCATGGGCCCTAACCCATGCTTTTTTTAGTGCTTCAATCCGCACCCACAGCCCACCGTTTCATGTTTTTTCAATGTTTTTTAGAAAGGTATGTGTGGGTAAAGTTTATATTTTTTGGGGAAAGGTATAAGTTACACTCCACAGTGGGCCGTGGCTACGGATTGAAAGTTATGTTATTTGCTATATTTCTGTTTAAGCCGCTCTTGTTTTTCTTCGGGCGTCTCAACAACCTCGAAAAAGTATTCCGGCTCTTTGGTTTTCTTCTTGCCGAACAAGAATTTCAATAGATGTTTCAAATCAATGTTTCTCCCAATCCGTGAATTTTGTTGTAACGATCTCGGCTAGGCTCTGATGCGTTTTTTTCGAAAGTCCAAACTGGAGTTTCTACTGTTTCTGCTTGTTCTTTTACAAATAGCCATTTAAGTAGTTTTTTCATTGTTAATTCCTTTCTTATTCCCTAACCGCACTAGAGAACTAGTGAGGATTTTTTTCATAGATTTATATATATTTAAGGAGACAATTATGAATATCAAATCGTTGAAGGACTTGAAACCTTCATAGTTGATAAAAACCAGTTTGTGTGTTGGGTTGAATACGTAGTCTTGGAAATCTTTGTTGTCCCTCATTTCTCGAATGAGGTTTTTTGCCATCGACTTTCCTAGGCCTTCCCACCGCTGCATGAGGTGGTCGTAGTCTCCCCACTCAGCCGTCTCGTTAACCCCGACTGGTTTGTAGGTGATTTCCATTTTGTTTAACCCCCTTTAATCCTCTTGTTCGATGAGTGGCAGGATGTCGTTAGCTTTCAGCAATTCATACAAAAACAAGCGCCCCTTTTGTGTCCAAGTCGTTGTCATATTGACTTGATCTTGACCGTTCTTATCCTTGTAATCAAATGTCGAACTATCGACATAACCCTTACCAATGTGTTTCTTATACAAAATCCATTGACCATTGACCTTATATTGAACACCTAGATCATGCAAGATTGCATTGAACTTCCTGGCACTCATGCCGTAATCTGCCGCAATCTGGGTAACACGCACCGCCCCTTTACTTTCTAGAATGATGTCGAAGTAGCGTGCTTGCTCTTGCGCCAAGGCCAACTCAGCCTCTAGTTTCACCACTTTAGCTCGTTCGTCTTTAAGAGCTTGAAAGGCTGCAATGGCAAGGTCAGGATCATTAAGCAGTTGGTCTGTAGCATACATGCCATGTTTGCGGATGGTTGGCAAAACCTCTGATGTGACCCAACGTTTAAACTCCTTGGCTTGTGGTAGTTTGCTGGATAGAATGAGCGAGTAAAGACCTGATTCGTTGATGATGGTCATTTTTTGAGTTCCGCCAAGGGTGCCCTGAATTGGGGCGTCCCTTTTATCTTCTTCCTCAACATGAGTAGCAATAGCATTTCTAGCTTTTGCATACCCGAGCACCTCTGCCACATCCTTACCTACAAAGTAAGGCTCATTGTTAATAGTTACTGTTCGGACATCTTGTCCGTGGAAGTTAAATATTTCATTCATAGTGTTTCCTTTCTTTGCTATAATAGTTTTAAAAAAACGAGGTATTGACATGAAGAATAAATCTGAAGTAATAGCACCACTAATGTTAGTGGGTTCGCTATACATTGAATTTCACTGTATTACACCAGATAGCCATTCAGCTTTGACTAGACTGACCGACATCAATTGGATGTATCTATGTCTAGTAATTGCCCTCGCTTTATTCATTTCACTGATAGTGTTAAGTTATATCCATGACATTCTGCTCTATTTCAAGTTTGAGAAAGAAGGAGATATAACTTATAGCTTTGTGATTGCTTTAGCTATCTTCGGAATCCTCGTTTTGAGAAACTGTTTAATTGTCCTGTCTGATACTCAGTTTGGCAATTTAATGTCATTCGTCAGCGTCCCCATCTTCGGTGCTTTCTGGTCGCTCTCCAAACGAACGCTCAAAGCGAACAGGAAGTATAATAAGAACCGCAACAAGCATCACGAGAGTAAATAGCATGTAGGTCGTAAAGTCCCATTCTGGGATTGGGCGGCCTTTTTGCATGAACTCGATAAAATCGTGAATGTGATCCATTGTCTCTCCTTTCTAATCTCTACGAAATTTCGTATATTTAGGTTAAAAAAATTTAGGCTTCAGCACGTTCGCTGAACAGGTATTCTAATTCATATTCTGGGAAGAATGCTTTCTTGATAGCTACCGTCTCGCCAAATTTGAAATCAGATACACCATCAATTTTGCTACGAACCGTGCGGGAATCGACACCTAGCAGGTCGGCGATGTCTACTAATGCGACACCTTTAATCTTACGAATTTCTTCGATGTTTTTCATTTGCGTCCTCCTTCCTTAAGCTTGATTTAAGTATATACTAATTTTCGTATATCGTCAATAGAAAAATACGATTTTTTTTACTTTTTTTATTTACCCACTCAATTTTCTGTGGTAATATATAGGAAGAAAGAGAAATGAGGGTTACAAAAAAATGCAGGCTGAGGAAAGAATTAAAGAACTGATTATAGCTAAATACGGGAATGTAAGAGCTTTTGCAACAGAAAGCGGCATCTCTTATACTACTGTTCGCTCTATTTTAGAACGTGGTATCATGAACGCAAAAGCTGAAAACGTCTTTAAAATCTGTCACTTGTTGGGGATTTCACCGGACACACTCGCTGAATGGGGTGTCAAGGACGAACCACAACCAACCAATACCCACGATATCGACGAAATCATCGATAATGCCATGATGTTCGACGGTAAACCTCTTACAGAGGAAGATAAACGTGCCATTCGGGGCATAATTGCCGGCTATATGAGTAGCAAGGAGGATTGAGGATGGTTCGCAAATCCAAGCAATCTTATAGAGAGTTAGTTGCTTTGCTTGATAATAACGGGGTTGCTTTTGAACTTATGTCAAAAGGGAAAGCCATTACTTTTTTAGAAAAGAACAACTACTACTATAAAGTCTCTGCTTTTAGAAAAAATTTTAAAAAGAAAAACGGGAAATATCAACACCTTGATTTTCAGCACCTTGTAGATTTAGCCACAATTGATATGTATTTGCGAGATACGCTTCTAGATATTGCTATTAATGTAGAACACTTTATAAAAGTCGAGTTATCTAGATTGATCACTAACAATCCCGATGAAGATGGTTATACCATTGTTCAAGAATTTGCCGTCAATTACCCAACATACTATAACAGTACCTACAATCGATTCAGACAATCTCGATATCAAAAAGATATGTTTCTAAAACGTGGGGCTGATATCCCGATTTGGGCGTTAATGGAGCACATGGATTATGGCTGCTTGTTAAAATTAGTAAGGCTTTATTTTGATAAGTATAATCCCAGCTCTCTTCAAAAGGCTGTGACGTTAGGTGATAACTCGAGACATCTCAGAAACGCTTGCGCTCACAATAATGTCCTGATGGTAAATGTATTTAGAGATGATGAAAAATTGAATAGAGTTAACGCCGTAGTTAATACGTTTGCTAGACAAAAGGGCGTTCTCAAATATCGTCAATACCGCAAAGTGAATGACCTTCTTTCACTCATTGCCTTATCAAATGCCTACTGTTCCAATGCGGTTCAATATCACCAAGGTTTAAAGATCCAAAATCTTATCGACCGAATGCAAAGATATGCATCTGATTACACAAAAACGCCAGAACTGGTTAAAATGTTTATTATTTTTTGTAAAATCATTGACAACAAGTAAAACATTTTGTAAACTATTTTTAGTGGAAGACTGATTAAGTTCAGCGCCCTATGGCTTGTGCGTGCGCAAGTGTAAGGGAACAAAACGTCTAAAAAGAGCCAGTTCGTTTGTCGAATTGGCTTTTTTGCTTTTTTCTATAGAAACTGGTGTGAGGTGCTATGACTGAAAAAGAATTGCTTGAGCAGTTCAACGTGTCTCTTTGTGAGTTCAATTCTAGCCAGTGGTCCAGAAACGGTTTTCTCGACCCCATAAACAGGGTGGTTTATATCAATGGGGATTTATCCCCAGAAATACGTTTAAAGGTAATTCTGCATGAGTTGGGCCACCTAGAGCACAATTCTAAAGACTATGAGCGTTTGCGTGAGAAATACGAAGCTCACGCCAATAGAGACATGATCCGTGGATTGCTCGAAAACGAATCCCTGGACGATTTTAATTACGTCCGTTTTATGAACAAATATAATCTCACCACGATTTGCGATGAGACTTTTGTAAAAAATGAATTTCTAAAAATGATGAGGTAACATTATGAATTTATTAACAGTTCAAACTCAATTAATGCAGGCGGGCGTCCCTAAGATGTTCGGTACTCGAAAAGAGGTCAACTACCTACCGCAATTGCTATCAGACGACGAGGTTATACAATATGCCGCTTCTGGATTTTATGACGGCAACACTGTCTTAATCGTTTTAACTCAAAAACGCATTATGTTTGTTGATAAGGGCATGATTTACGGGGTCCAAACTTCTGAAATTCCTCTTGATATGGTCAATGGTGTATCGTCTAAAAGTGGAGTCCTCTTGGGTGAAATCTCGGTGATGAACGGGGTATCTTGGGCACATATCAAGAACATCCCGAAGATTGCTGTCCCAGTCCTATCTGACAAGATTAAACGTGCATCCGAAGCATACAAACAAAGTCTATATAGACCACAGATAGAAGTGAGCCAGAACAGTCAACCACTATCGCAGAATCTAATTGCTGACGAATTGATTAAATTAAAATCATTGGTTGATAACGGCGTACTCACTGAGGAAGAATTTCAAGCACAGAAAACTAAATTATTATCACAATAAAAAAGCCCTACACTCACCGTCGCCAAACTTAGAGTGTAGAGCAAGCATCACAGAAAAAATCGTGTAAACTGAGAGCAGTCTTACAAGTCTTTTTCTGTACCCATTTTATCAAAAAAGTGAGGTAAATACAATGTGGGTAGAACAATTACCAAACGGTAAATATAAATATTTTGAGCGATACAAAGACACTTACACTGAGAAATGGAAACGGGTATCTGTAACGCTTAATAGTGGGTCAAACCGAGCAAAGAAAGAAGCTCAACGCTTGCTGGATGATAAGATAGCTGAAAAGATGGCTGACTTAAACACTACCGACGCATCATTTAACGATGTGTTGAACGAGTGGTGGGAATTTCACAAGAAGGGAATTCGTAGGACTTCGATTAGCTCCATGACCAGCAACGTCAGATACGTTGCAGATAATTTCGCTATAGATGTCAAAATAGCAAACATTGATACACACTATATTCAACGCTTTATCAATGATACCGATGTTCCACGTTCAATCCTTGAGCGCATTAAATCTATATTGAATCTAACTTTCGATTACGCTTGCACTATTGGCTATATTGATAGCAATCCAGCCAGACAAGCGAAACTTCCTAAGAAACAGCAAACGATGGAAGATTACGACAAAATAAGAAACAAATTCCTAGAGATAGAAACTGAACTACTTCCGCTACTGGCAGAATTACGAAAGCAAAAACGAACCTATAGAAACGCCATCCTTGCTGAGTTCCTCTTTGTCAGTGGTGCTCGGATTGGTGAGGCGGTAGCTCTTGAAACATGCAATTATAGGAAAGAAGAGGGTTATCTCGATATTTTTGGCACTCTGGATAGTGTCCAGGGCTACAAGAGAGCTAAAAAAGAACCGCCTAAAACCCCAGCAGGCTATCGCAGTAACAAGTTAACCAAACGTGAGATGGAATTGCTGGATGAAGCTATACAGATTCGGGATCTAAACAGGTCGCTGTCAGACGATTGGGTAGCTATGGATAGGGATTATATTTTTGTAACAGATAAGGGAGTACCACTTCAGCGAAACTCATTTAACAACTCTATCCAAGCTGCCAACAAGCGACTAGACAAGCCAATTAACAAACCGATTTCATCACACATATTCAGACATACACTAGTCAGTTATCTAGCTGAAAGTGGCGTTCCGTTGAAGGCGATAATGGACAGGGTAGGACATGACGATAGCGATACTACAATGAAGATTTACACTCACGTTACCAACAAAATGAAAAACAAGGTAGTTGAAATCATTGATAACTTGCCCCTTTCTTGCCCCTCAAAATAAAAAAAGACCTATCTACCAAGGTTAACCCCTTGATATGATAGGCTTTTTCTTTGAATCTTATTTTACTGTGCGGATACGCATAGTGTTTGTACCACCTGTACCTACTGGAACACCAGCAACGATAACAATGTTATCACCAGATTCTACAAGACCTGATTCCAATGCAACTTTTTCAGCAACATCAAACATATCATCAGTTGAGCTTGGTTTTTCAGTAACTACTGGAATAACACCCCAGTTAAGCATCAATGATTTTTGAGTAATTTCATCG